AGGGGACTTGCAGTAGAATCAGGAGATAGATACTTATTAGTATTTTGGTTAAAATGTTTACAGGAATAATAGAGCATGAATAGAATAGATAACTCAGGAACAGGCATAGCAGGTTTAGGAAGAGGAGAAGACAGTATGCTTGCCCACGTAGCACCAGGAGAAATGGTAGTCCCACCAGTTATTTCTCCACAAACACAACAAATAATACAACAAGAAATGATGTCTGCTGGACTAGATCCCAATGAATATACTGTGGGTCAAGGCATGTCTATTAACCCTATTACAGGTATGGCAGAGTTTGGCTTCCTTAAGAAGCTTGGTAAAAGTTTAAAGAAAGTAGTTAAAAAGGTAGCTCCTATTGCAGGTGCCCTGTTAATACCTGGAGTTGGAGGTGCACTAAGCGGTGCTTTAGGTGGTGTAGGCAGTGCTATTGGTGCTGGCATGAGTAAAGTTGGTTTAGGTGGTCTTGCAAGTACTTTAGGCAATGTTGGATCTAGTATTTTGAGCACCGCAGGAAATATAAGAGGCGGCATAGGCGGCATGTTAGGTATGGGTGGTGAACAACCTGCTCAACAAACCATACAAGAAGGCGATACTCTGTATAGCATTTCACAAGCAACAGGTGTTCCAGTAAATGATCTTATGAAAGCAAACGGCATTACCGATCCTACAGCTTTAGTTATTGGCAATACCATAGCAATACCAGGTGTCAATGCACCAAGCACAAGCGGTGGTTTTAATATTGGCAGAACAATCTTAGGTAAAGGCAACACACCTGGATTTATAAAAGGTATTGAAGATTCTATAAAAGGTCCAGATGGGCAATTTGGTGGAGGAGATGGTAGCTTTATGGGAGTTGGGTCAGGTGGTATTAATCCAGGATTAGCTGCTATGGCCGCACTTTATGGAAAAGCTGTCAAAGAAGATTATAAGAAGAAAGAAGGTGGACTTAAAGATATAAGACAATCTGTAAGACCAGACTTGATGCCTCAACAAACATTCCAAGGTTTTGATCTAGGTATTAGAGGTGCTGCTGAAGGCGGACTACAAGAACTAGATATGCGTATGGGTGGTCCTTCAATAGGTCCAGGAACAGGTACAAGTGATGATATACCAGCTATGTTAAGTGATGGTGAGTTTGTTCAAACAGCAAAAGCTAACAATGGTTTAGGTGGGTTTAAAATAACTAAAACTGAAACAGGTATAGAGCTTATACCAAACGGTAAACCAAATAGACAAAAGGGTGCAAAAAATATGGATACGCTTATGAAAGTATTTGAAAACTATAACGATATAGGTAGAGTCTAATGGGTTTTTTATCAAAAGCATTTAAAAATCAAATTATGTCACCTATTGGTAGACCAATTCCTGCTATGGGTGTTAGGCCTATGTTAAGAGAGCCTGGAATAGATATAGCAGGTGAAAGAAGCATATTTGGGCAGCAAAGCCCATTTGGTCCACCTTTAACTCCACCTGTAAATATTAGTGGTCCAGTTTTACCACGTAGAGACCCACGTATAATCCCACCAAGACCACGATCAATAGGCGGCATAGGTGGTATTAATCAACCACAACCAATTATGCCTATAAATGTTCCTGGCGGTGGCGGTATTGATTATGGTGGTGGCGAAGGACCTCCGTTATTACCTCTACAACCACCAAGTATAGGAGGTCCTATAAATATTGGCACTCCGATTACTGGTCAACCTTTAGTTCCTGGTAGTGGAAATGTACCACCAATACAAGATGATGGTTTAGTAACTGATCCATACGGCAATAGAATAGATCCTAACAATTTACCAGATAATATGGTTTTAGAAGATGGCGGCCTTAAAGGAGGCATGAGAGCTGTATTTGCACCAGACTACGCATTACAACCAAATGATCCAGGCTATATGAGTAACGATCAAGGATTCAATCGTGGTATTGAGCAAATAATTAGACCACCATCAATCGGTGGTCCAGGTGGAGGTATAACTTCTATAGGACAAATAGGTCAAGATCCTAGAATACCTAGAATGATTAATGAAAATCCAATACCTTTTGATCCTAATACACCAGTAGATATAAGTAATATTGGTTCAGGCGTACTTGATCCTGGAAAACCTATACCTAGTATGGGTCCACCTAAACAACTTAAACCAGTAGAACTAAACGACTTTGGCTTTGGTCCAGGTATTAGACCTTCAGAGATTATTACTCCAGATGGACAGTTTATTGGCTCTGGAGGCGTAACACCACCAACTACAACACCAGGAAGTGGTATAAAACAACCTATGCCTGTAAATGATGGTCCTGGAAGCATGGGCAGACCTGTAGCTCCAATATTAGGTGGTAGTGATTTTTTACCAAAACCTCCAGGTGATTTAACAGGTATAGGACAACCACTTAGAAATGAAATAGGTCCTATAGGCGGAAGTAATGCGGATCTTTTTGATCCTAATGTTTCTGCTGGTTCTGGATTTTTTGATGATCCTCTAGTACCTAAAATGATTAATGAGAATCCAGTACCTTTTGATCCTATGGGTCCACCTAAACAACCTAAACCAGTTGAACTACCAGACTATGGCTTTGGCCCAGGCATTAGGCCAACAGAAATTCGTGGGCCAGATGGAAGAATTATTGGCCCAGCAGGTGTAACACCTCCACCACCTATTTCAGATCCAGTAGTTGATCCTGTTACACCAACAGTTGACCCAGTAGTTACACCAACAGCTCAAACAGACCCTACACAAACACAAATGGCTATGGGTGCAATGGATCCAGTATTGTTACAACAATCTGCATCTGAAGTACAAACAGACCCATTATTAAGATCTTTATATTTTGGAACAGCAGATCAACCAGGTTTTTACAATCAATTACAGCAAGCAGGTGCTAATCTAATTGGCAGTGATGTACCATTACAACAAACTGCAGGATTGTCCCCACTAGAATTATTAGCTAGACAACAGGCTATTTCTGGTATTGGTGGTTTTGAACCATTTTTACAACAAAATCAAAATTTAGTTAATCAGGCTATAGATCAATCTAGGAGAGCAGAAACACTTAGAGATCCTTACTATGGTAGAGCTGAAAGACAGATGCAAATTGGTGCAGGAGAAGAATTACAAGGTATTGGTCAAGCACGTGGAATTACTACAGGAGCTACAGATAGATTTGGTGGTTCTCTAGGAAGACTTGGAAGACAAGCTATAGGTAGTACACAAAATTATGGTGGAAGTCTTGGTGAATCAGAGGATTTACTAAGAGGAACATTAGGTGCTTATGATCCAGGCATGACTCAACAGTTCTACAATCCTTATGAGGATAGAGTAGTACAACAAACCATTGATGATGTATTAAAAGCTGGAGACAAGCAGGATATAGCATCAAGAGCTCGTGAGATTAGCTCTGGTGCCTTTGGTGGTAGTAGAGCCAGGCTTGGAGCAGAAGAACGTAGAGAGTCTTTAGGTAAAGGTTTAGCACAAGCTTTAGGTAACATAAGATCACAAGGATTCCAAAGTGCTCAAGCAACTGGACTAGGTGAGTTTGCAAGACAAAGAGCTGCTGAAAGAGCTGCAAGTAGTGGCTTGGCTGGATTATCTGGTTCAAGACTTGGAGCACAACAACAACTTGGAAGTACCCTTAGAGGTCTAACAGGTGATCAGTTTGGTGCACAACAGCAACTTGCTAGTAGTCTGATGGGATACGGTGCGGCTGGTTCAGGTGCAAGACAAAATCTTGCTACTGGGTTGCTTGGTATAGGACAACAAAGAGGTGCTGGTGCTTCAGCATTAGGATCACAATTAGCTGGATATGGCTCGCAAATTGGTGGTATTGGTCAAACTCAAGAACAAATGAGAGCAGGTCAAAGAGGTGAGCTATCAAGATATGGTACAACTGGCAGAGGTATTGCCGAAACTGGATTAGGTAGAATATATGAGCAACAAATGGGACAACAATTACGTCCGCTAGGTGTTTTGGGACAAATTGGTTCTATGTTACCTGGTTATCAAGGATCAAGAACACAAATAGATTCACAGTATGGTATGCCTACAGATCCAACCGCAGCAGGATTAGGAGCTGCATTTAGTGCTTACGGTGCTATGGCTCCTAAACAAGGTAGCAGTTGATGAATTTTCTTAATAGAAGAATGTTCCAAAATGGTGGTTCTGTTACTTATGCAAATGGCAAAACTGATAATATTAGTGTAGAGGACTTTACACAACAAATAAGCGTGCTTCCTGATAAAGATTTATTTGCATTAAGTAATAGTGTAAAAGCAGGTCAAATATTATTTAGCCCTGAGTTACAGTCTATTTTAAATTCCGTTATTGATAGAAAAGCTATACCATTTACAAAAAATATGAATAAGCAATCAAGTATTTCTTCCTTAAAAGATGTAGGTAGAGTTGCAAAAGGTTTATATTTACCAGCGATTAGTGGTTTAACAAGGCAAATATTTTCTGAAGAACAATTAGAAAATATGCCAGGTGCAAAATCACTTGCAGAATATGATTCACCTTTTTATGGAGAAGGAGCACAAGGATTTAGAGATACAGCAGATAGAGGCGGAAGATCTGCTGAAGAGCTTGCTTCGATACTAAAACCAACAGTACAAGACTTTTCTGAAGAAATAGCAGAAATCAACGAACAACCAATAGAACCAGCTCCAGAAGAAATTAGCGATGTATTAGAACCAAATATAACTGCAGAATTGCCTGAACAATTACCTACATTAATACCTGTAACAAGCGGAGAACCAGTAGGTCAATTATATGATATTGGTAGTGTTGGTCGTGCTGAACAAGATGCAAGAAGACTAGCATATGAAAAATCTATAATAGACAAAGATGAATTTGGGTTTCCTTTACCAGAAGGTAGACTCTTACAAGATGAAACAATTACAGAAGCTTTGAAAGAATTACAACCTGCAGAGCTTAAAGTTAACATAGATAAAACAGAAGCTGATACTTTATTAGATACACAAAATAAGTTTGATGGTAAATTCGATCCACCAAAAATTACTTTAGATAAAGTTGACACAACAAAAACTTTAAAAGATAGAGATACAAAAACAATTCCTGTTATAAAAGAAACTTCTGGTGTGTTTGGGTCAGATAGATTTTTAGATTTTATAAGAAACGTTGGCGGTGAATTAGTTAGAACAGGGCAAATGGGTGAAGGTTTAGCATCTGGAGCTGCAAAAGCATCAGAGGAAAGAGCAGCAAGAGAACTTCTACAACAACAAGAAGATAAAAAATATAAAAGAGATTTAGCTCTTGCAGTTGCTGTAGAGGCTGCTAAAAATGCTGGTACAGATCCTTTTACGGTCAGTGAGGTAAAGACAATTACTACTGAAGAAAAGGAGTTAGCTGAAAATATAAGAGGATTTAACAAAAGTGCAAATACACTTTCTAACTTAAATTACGTAATAGAGACATTAGAAGCTGGTGGTGCTACTGGTATAAGAGGTTTTTTTGGTGAAGCAACAGATATGATTGAAGCTGCCATAAAATCTGATACTGGTGAAAGTTTTGAAGACTTAGAACCACGTACAAGAGCTAATGCATTATTAAATGTGTTACGACAAGCCAACGTAAGAGAGATATTAGGAGAATCTGGTAAAACTATTTCTAATTTAGATAGGCAAATAGTTGAAGACGTGTTTGGTGATATTAAAATTACCACACCAGTTTCCATATCAATTAAAAAACTTGAAGACAGTAGAGTTAGAATTGTAGATGGTATGATGGAACAACAAAATAAAGTTATTGCAGCTAAAAGCTTCTTTGATAAAGTAGGCGTTGAATCAAATGTTTACAATATTAATCAACCTATAATTGATCTTATAAAATCTTTTTCTATTGCTGAAGCCAACACTTATATAGAGGATAGAACTGCAATGGATCAATCAATCACAGACATAGATTATCGTACACCAGGTACCTAAATATAATGCCAAGGTTTAGAGTTAACATAGCACCAGGAGTAGCACACGTTGTTGATGCTGCAACTGAAGATGATGCAAGAAAAATAGTAAGTGCAGAAATAGCTAAAGGTTCTGTATCTCCATTTTTTGATGAGTTATTTTTTGATTATGAAACTGGTGTAAACAATAAAGAATTAAGGCAAAAATTAGGTAGAGCTGAAACCATGGCTGAAGAGGACAAGGTTTTAAATGACATACTTACAAGGTTGGATAAAACTAAATCGCCTGTTGAACAAGAAGATATAATTGATGGTGAAGTTGGTTCATCTGGTTACATAAGAAATACCAAAGGACAACTAGCCTTGACTCCTGAGGGCCTTGAAATTCTTGGGTTACCTATACAACAAAGAAGACTACAAGATGGTACTTTGGTAAATTTAAACACTATTATTGATGAAAATGATTTTAATCTTAAAACTGGGGATTTATCTGACTTTTCAGGCATAGCTGGTCCTGTAATAGGAACTATTGCAGCATTTATGCCACAAGCTAGAATTATAAAAGGTTTTTCAACGTTGTTAGGCGGTAGACAACCTATGGCAAGAATGTTAGCTGCTGGTACAGGTTCTGCTGGTGGTAAAGCTGGTGAAGAATACCTTGATGCACAAGAAGGTTTCCAATTACAAGATCAAGAGGAGTTGCGTAAATTAATTGGTTTTGAATTTGGTATTGGTTCTATTGGTCAAGGTCTTTTTGGCGAGGTTCCAGCAAAACTATATAACTTATTATTAGGTAAAAGAGCACCTATTGACAATCAAAGATTGATGAACGTTATGTCAAAAAATTTAAGTTATAAAGATGTTGTCAAGCTTGATGAAGGTTTAGGTAGAGCTGCTACACCAAAAGAAATAGCTAGAGCTGTAAGAGATGGTAGAGTTAAAAAGTTTGATTGGAAATATTCAAGAGGGGCAATACCAGCACAGGCATCATTGGAAAAAATGTTACCTGGTAGGTATCAACAAATCTCTGAACAAGTCTTAGGTAACAATAGAGATATTGCAAATAAAAATGCTTTGTTTGCTGAGTTAGACTACATACTTAATGGTATTAAAAAAGAAAGAGTAGCTTTGGATTCTTATATATCAGAAACATCTAAAGGTAGATTAGATGAATCAGTAAACAAAGCCTTACAAAAATTAAGAAACCAAGAAAAAGATGTTACGGAAAGTTTGAAAAACATGCTTAAAGATATTGGTGCAGATGTTATTGAGATAGGTAATTACGGCCAAGTGCCTAGCAGAAGAGAGTTTGGTGAAACATTAAAAGATGTGATGTTTCGATCTCGAAGTGCTGTCATGCGAGAAAGTGGTGAAAGATATGGCAAAGTTGACCAAAAGTTTTTAGATATTTCTGACCCAAGGGGTAAGGAAGAAATAGTAAGAACTGTTGGTGGTAGAGAAGCAGTGACTGGCCCAGCACAAGAAGCACGTATTATAAACAAAACTGTCAATAGTGTTGTAAACAAATATGTTTTACAAGCACAGCGTTTGGTTGCTGATTATAAAAATAGTAGTAATACATGGAATTTACAATCACCAGGCACAGATATTAAGACTAGCGTAGTGCAACAACTTGATGCAGTGTTAGAAGGAATGAGAAGAAGATCACAGGGAGTATTAGATGACGCAAGAGATGAAGCAGGAGAATTAATTGCTGGAGTTAATTTAAAACAAATTAGGAATGATGTAAGCAGATTAAAAGATTTTCATACAGAAGTTGTTGGGCGTTCACCTGAAGGCCGTCTATTAAGTGATGTTGTAAAATTATTTGATAATTATAAACCAAATCAACAAAATGCTGACAGTATGCTTACTGAACTGGTTGATACAGGTAGAGCACAAATTGCAGCAGACTTAAAAAAAGCTGGTATAGATGAAAACCCAATTTTAAGTAACAGGATTAAAACAGCTATTGAAGATTTAAGATCAGCCAATAAAAATCATTACGAAAGAATGAGGCCATTTGATAAAGTAAAAATGGATGCTTTAATTTCAAATGCACAAAAAGGATCTATTAGTGCTGATGATGTATATAAAAGAGCTATATTAAGTGGAGAGCCTGGTGAATTTTCAGACATTGTAAATGCGTTACGTGGTTACGATGAATATCTTGCAAGAACAGGACAAGCTACTTTTAAAGATGGTAAACAGGTTTTGAAAGAAGTAGAACTAAAATCACAAATCAAACGAAGACTTTTTAATGATGCTTTTAGAGTGGCAACAAAAGATGATTTAACAAGTGTCAACTTTACTGATTTTGCAAGACAAATGAAAAAATTTGATATGGAAAATCAAGGTAAGTTTGAAGAACTGTTTAAAGACCCAGTTACTAAAAGAAGTTCTGGAAAAGATGTTTTACGAGCTATTGACCAGTTAAATATGATTGGTCCAAGAATTAAACCACAAGATTTAAAAAGCTTAGTAAATGATTTTACTATAGATTTTAAAGGCAAAGGATTAGATGCTTATGCTTCAGGTACAAAATTTATTGACGAATTAAAAGCTTTAGCTGCAGCTTCAGACGAAAGATTAAAATTTGAAGCTAATAGAGCTGTTTCAAGATTACCTGAAGTCGGTATTGAAGAAACAGTTAACAGCATTTTTAGACCTGGTGGTTCAGCTAATATTATTAAATTAAGAGGTGTTGTTGATGACGAAGCCTTTAACAGCATACAACAGGCTAGTATGCAAAAACTATTAGCAAAATCTATTGACTTCAATGGAAAAGGCAAAGTTACTGATGTATTTAAACATCAAAATCTTAAAACAGCTTTAGATTCATACGGAGATGAAACACTAGAAGCTATGTTTGGAAAAGAACTTGCAAAAGATTTACGAACATTTCAAAAAGAAATAGACATTCTTACTATTGGTGAATCTGGTAGAGGGGCAGGAGGTGCTGGTGGTTTAGTCGCTGCAGGTATAGCTGCTACCATTATATTTACACCTTTAGCTACCTTACCAATAGTAGCAGGACTAGCAGTTGCTAGATCTTTATTTGGTAATAGAGCTTTTGTAAGATTGATGACAAAAACAGATCCAGGATCTATCTCACAGGCTTTTAAAATATTTAATAATACATTAAGACAATTTGGATTAAGATTTGTAGATGGACAAATACAACCTTTTGGTGAATCTGTTGCAGATGTATTAGAAACAGGTATACAAGATGCTGCAACTGAGGCAGGAGTTACTGGCGGTGATGTAGAAGGTATTACAGATGAAGGTCTTAATATATTTCAACAACTAAGAGAACAAGTTACTGCACCACTCAAAACCTCAGAACTACAACTACCAGATGTTCAACCTATGCAATCACCAACAGATCCACTATCTCAAGAACGTATAGACTTTGCAGAACAAGTTGCTGGTAGGCCAATAGTTTAAACAATAAAAAAGGGAGCTGTTACACTCCCTTTCTTTGTTCTCAAGGTTGTTATCCCCATTGGTCTGCCATAGCTTTGGCAAGACCTGGGAAGAAAGTGCTTCTTATTTTCCAACGATCTGGACCAGGAGGACAATTATGTATGTCATTCCTAGCTGAAGTCCCGTCTAAAGTACCTGTGGGCTTGAGAATTGGTAAATTCTTTAACCATAAGCAGGTTGCTTTAGAAACATTATCCTGGCCTTCTGGATCATCTCCGAATTGCCAGGGTTGGATCTTCTGATCGTAATGCTTGTAGTTTTTAATCCTTTTCTTTGCATATTTATGCATAATTGGATTTTCAACTGCAATTTTGGGTATGTCACTATTCCAAAGATCTTGAAATAAATTTGTACCCTCTCTTAAATCCCTAACCATTTCCTTTACTGTTTTTCCAGGAGGAGGTGATTTCAACCACCTAACTCCCGAATTGCAAAGTCTGGTACAGGGAGGGTGTGCTACCATCATCATGTCCCAGTTTTCCATTTTCATAACTTTTCTAATGTCATCAGTAATGTGTCTATTAGATCCGTCATCACTTGGAAGAATGTCACAAGACCAGGCATCATGCCCTTTGTCTAAGAAAGCATTTCTTACAATCCCTGAGAACTCACATGCGATTAAAATCTTCATGTCAGTTTCTCCTCTTATTTTTATTTTTAAGAACAAACTAGCTCTAGGCTAGAATTTCATTATAACACAAAAGTTACAATTTGTAAACTATGGGTTTTTAACTATCCTCAAAGAAAGTAGGATCAACCGCAACAAACCTCTTTGCTGGTCTGCCTTTACCACCAACTTTAATCTCAACCTCTTGTATCTCCCCTGCATTCTTAAGCCTTTCAATAATCTCTTTTACTTCATAAGACTTCATACTTCTAAATAGTTCATGTCTATCTACTTCACGTTTAGATATACCCTCACCATTCCTAGATCTAATAAATGATAATACTTGTTTAATCTTAGATTCTGTTGCACTACTGGCCACCTTATCTCTACAGGCTTCTATGAATAATAAGTCGTAGTATCTAATAAAATCTACAGCCCAACGTGTAACATCTCCTGTAATGGCTTTAGCGTCTGCATTTGTTGCTAAAGTACATAACAAAGACAAACGCATAGCTTTTTCCTTAGAACGGCTTAGAAGTGGCTCTAGGTTATCTTTTTCTAGTATATCTTGTCGTTTAACTATCTCTCGTGCAAAGTCTTGCAGTATCTCCTCTGATTCCCTATCAAAGTTTAATACTATTTGATCTAGGTCAAGCTCTGCATTATCACGAGATAAATCACTCATGGTGCCTCTTTGTCTTCTTATATAATTTACCCAGTTCACAATAGAGGTTGGTGGCGATGTGAATCTTTTAAGCTCACCCACTCTTCTCGGCTCTGTAGATTCAACAACTACAAAACGGTTTAGGAACCCGTCTGCAATCCTGCCACCATTTAACGCTTTATAAAAATTCTTAGGTACTGACAAACCAACCAGTGTAATAGCTGGTTTATGTGTTACACGATTCATCATCATTTCTTTGTATTGTTCTTGCACATTCATAAGTGAGTAGTTATCTGGTCGCAAAGTACCATGACAACGACCCCATGCTTCCATAAGTGTTTGTATACCATCTTCTCTATTAGTGTTGGTTGATGCCCCTATTGCTTCTAGTCTTTTACCAAACTCATCCATTATGGTTATCTGTGTTGGCCTCATCTTTAATACAGAATGCACAGCACCACTTGAGGTGTAGCCATCTCCTACAATTAGCTTTTCATGGTCACTAGCATTCAGCACACCTTCTACAAATGTTTTAATGTTTTCTTTACCTTGCCCCGATTTAGCAATACCCATGAAGTACATAGAAGAAAAGTTATTCATGTTGGTTCTATATATACGGCCACAAGTAACACTAGCTAGTGCCAGTGCACCTATCAATGATAGTTCTGGTTGTGGCACCTGTGCTATCTCCTCACAGAACTTAAACATGTCTTTAAGTAATCCTGGTGGGTTGAATAAGTCTTTTGGTTTCTGTATGCTTTCTGATGCTTGGATAAATAATGGTGCGATTCTATTTTTCCTATCGTGTGTGCTTTTAACACTCTCTACAACGCTGTCTATCTCTGTTTGTGGTAATGGAGGATTATTATTTTTATTCCAATTCTGCAGAAATATTTTTACAAATTGTAGATTAACGTTCTTAGATATTAGGTATCCAGCTATCCTTGCAGCTCCATCATTCCTAGATCCCTCCATAACACCATCAAGTGAAAATGGTGCAGTTTGTACTCCTGTTTCTGTTTTTGGGACACCTGTAATTTTTTGAAACTCAACCTCTGTAAAATCTGGTAAATCATTGTGATCATGTACCTTCCAATCAGTAAAAGTTACAGGCTTATATACTTGGCCGTTTGCGTGTCTGTTCCATGGTGCAATAATAAGACCGCCAACACCTCTTATATCTATTAATCTTTCTATGGGTGTTTCTGCAGTTCTTCTTGTTGCAAAGGTAGTATAGTTTTGTGGATTGTTATAATAGTAATGCATACCTTTACCAGTTATAACTTTAAATGGACAAGCAGGCATATTGTTCTCAACCCAATCCATAGCCTCTGGTGAATCAGCATCAACGACCACAAACTTACCGCAAACTAAAGCAACTTGTAAGTTATCTCTACCCTTAAACCATGATTCTACAAGGGTTCTAGCAGGCCTTACCTCTTTGTATTGCTCCCAACTACCTAGAAAAGATGGTGGTTTCTTGTTAGATCTTTGTAAGGGAACTACGTTATAGCCATCATCATAATAGGCGAGTGCTTGCTCCAAGGATGTATCGTCCTCGGTAATATTAAGCTGAAACACACTAAGCTTCTTGTGCTATATCATTTACTGATCCATAGATGCATTCAAAATCTAATCTGCCATCAGTAGCTTTAATAATTTGTTTGGCTTGATTAATAGTAGGTTGCCTATAACCATATCTCCATGACTTACATGAAGCCTCTGAACAACCAAAATCCTCTGCGGCTTTTTTCTGTCCAAGAAACTCAATGTATTCTTTAAGAGTGTATCTTTTTACAACTCTGTCGGTATGATTAGGTTTAACCCCAAGTGTTTCAAATTCTTTTAGTTTTTGTGATGATAATGACTTCATTCTATGATAATAGTTTGCTTGCCATACTAGATCTTCTCTATTGGTATCTTCCATGTTTTTCTCCTCGTAACTTTTATTTGAAAAATAATTACACATTGTAGATAAGTAGTATATAATATGCAAGTTAATTTTTAATTTTAAAGGAGATAGAGAAATGGAATTATCAAGTAGAATAGTATCTCCGCAAAAGTTAGTTCAAGATCAAGGTGCAAAAATCTTGGTGTATGGAATGGCTGGAGCGGGTAAAACAACATTAGCTAAAACTTGTCCTGGTAAGGTGCTTGTCATAAGTGCTGAAGCTGGATTGTTATCTATTAAAGATGCAAACAATGTAGAGGCTATTGAAGTAAAAGAAGCATCAGAGGTTATGGAACTACACGATGCTTTAAAGTCTGGCAAATTACAATATGACACAGTGTGCTTAGATTCAGTATCTGAAATAAGCGAGATCTTATTGACATGGGAGAAGTCTCGTAGCAAAGATCCACGAATGGCATATGGTAATGTCCAGGAATCTGTAACAAATTTAATGCGTGCTTTTAGAGATTTAAACATGCATGTATTATTTTTATGTAAAGAAGATATAGTAAATGACGATGGCATACTTAGACATGCACCAAAGATGGTGGGTACTAAGCTTGGCGAATCAATTACATACTTTTTTGATGAAGTGCTTGCTCTTCGTATTATAGAAGATCAAGATGAGGACGGTAAAAACGTTCAAACCAGATGGCTACAAACTACTTTTGGTCAAGGCTACAAAGCCAAAGATCGTAGTGGCAAACTTGAAAGTTTTGAAAAGCCAGATGTGAGTGCTCTAATTGAAAAGTTAGGGTTTACATTAACTAACGACAATATGGGAGATGCAAATGTCTGATTTCGGTGATGTAGAATTTTTTGATAACTTAGAGGAAATGTCATCTGGTGGCTTACCTCTTGCACCAGACGGTGAACACAATGCAACGGTTATTGCTACGGACAAATATAAGTCTAAAGCAGGTAATCATACGCTAAAGGTTACATTTCAACTTGATGGCGGTAAGTATCGTGATCATAATGAATGGTATAACCTTTGGGCTACTAACGAAGAAAACAAAAGAATTAGTACGGAGATATTTACCAGGCTTACTAAAGCTGTTGGATTTAAAAAGTATCCAGAAAATCATGGCGACTTTGTTGGTAAAAAATTGGTCCTTAAGACTGAACAAATAGATGATCAGTTTGAGGGTGATAATGGTGTTGTGAATACTAAGAAGACTAAGATCCGATTGTATTTGCCAGAGGCTGACTCTGACATGAGTCCACCTAAGGAAGCGATACCTCCTTTCTAAAGGTTGCTGTATGACTAAGGGGCTTTATGCCCCTTTTTTATTGATTCTGCAATTAACAAAAATAATTCATTTTGCAGTTGTTGTGTTTTTTCTTTAGATTCTTGCAATCTTGCTTTTGTTTTTTCTATTTCTTTTTTTAAACTCATTTACGATCCTGCAATAATGCAAATATAAACAATAAACATAAAGCAATGACAGCCCAAAAACTCATATCTATAAAGCCCATCATCTGTTCTCCAGTTTATTACGTAGCCTTGTTAAGTACCATATGGCCTTATCAATATCTTGCACGTTGGAATCTTTATGATCTTCTCTCCAAATGTATTTAAGAGCTGCCGCTTTACAATAGCCCTTGAACTCTTCAAAGGTTAAAGCTGATTCTATTGCGTCTATACATTCAATAGGGCCTTTCTTGTAATGTGGTGGGTTTATGTTATCTGTTTCTATCATTTTGTTTCTCCATTCCGAATACATCTGCATGATGTAGATTAATAAGTTGTTTCACAATTTCACCAGTAGTCACTCTTCTTTTAGCTTCGTCTGAATATAAAGTTCTTAAAGACGTTAAGTTTTTACTTGTTGAAGGATCAACTTTAAAAGTTACTAATTTAGTATTTTGTTTTGCTTTTTTAAAATTTAGTTTTTTCATTCTATTCCTCTCTATAAAAGTTACCAGTATCAAGCTCAACAACATTAGGACTGTTGTATATGGTTGCTTGTTTGCCACCACTCCACACTACTTTGTTGTATTCTTCTAAGTAATCGCTCAAAAAGTTCCAACCTACTTCCATATCGGTATGGTTCATTTTAAATACTTTACTTGCATAAGGTGGTTTCTTCTCTTGTGCTACAAACACAAAGTCATGTACCTGGAAACCAGCACGCTCAAAGCCACGCTTATACCATGCGGCTTGTAGATCATAGGAGTACCGTCTTACTGAATTGGTAAATCCCCTAACAGAACAATCAGCAGTGGTTTTGTAATCTACAAGCACTATGGCATTTTCCCCGTGTGGTTTATCAAACGGATTTAAAACTACGTCAGCTCTAGTCTTACATAGCAAATCTTGTTCATACCAGAATATTGACACCTCGTAGGGTGCATCAAAAGAGCTAGGATACTCTTTATCTGGATTTAGATAAGCTCTCGCTTCGGTTACTAAGCTGTTTTGCATACTATATATGGTATCTTTGTCTTTTTCGTTGATAACAATCAAACCCTTATCAAGACTTTCTTTCTTAAGAGCTTTGTTAGTATTGGTATATGGAGATCCAGTAATAGTAACTACATCACTAAAGAATGCTCCCTCTCCCTCTACAATTAATGAATGTGCCGCAGATCCAAAGTTCATAGCTGTTGTTTGCTCTATAACTTCTTCCAAAGCATGTAATTGACTTTGACTAAATCTTCTTATATGTGAAGAAGATATGCCTGGCCCATTGTGATAAAAGCTATTACTCATGTTCGGAAAGTAATAAGCATCGCCTACCTTTTTATGTGGTAGATCTTCTAGCATATCAGGTAATTTATTCATGATGCCTCCTTAGATTTAGTAATATCATCTACTGCTGATTGCAGTTCTTTGATAGCAACACCACATTGCCAAACAAGGTAATTAATCTTATCTTGTTCTATTTGTTTCTCTAAGTCTTCCTTAGATGGATTTGTGTAACTGATTACTTCGTCCATAATAGCAGTTACGTCTAATTTAGGTTTTTCCATTTTACTTCTCCAAATAAATGAGTTTGTATTATTGCATTTATTTCTGTATGATGTCAACCATAAGTAACCATTTATTATTTATGAGGAGTAAATATGGGAAGAACAAATGATTTGTATACAATGATGCGTTTATCGTATGAACAAGCTACAGATGACTACAATACTAAAAAAGCAGATTCACTCGTTAATGCTTACAAAAAATACTACAAAATAAACGTAGGTATGAAATGTTATGATCCACAAGGTGATTTAATTACCTTTTATGATGAAGATTATAACGATCAAAGAGCATTATGAATGTAGTAAACATAAACAAAGTTAGATGTAGTATATGTAATGGCTACATAAAACCATTAAAAAATGATGACGGAGAGGTTGTATGGGAGCATGGAAACAATGCTGAACCTGTAAACTCTGGACGTTGTTGTGATGATTGTAATTGGACAAAGGTAATACCAGCTAGGCTATCACAGATGAGGGAGTAGCGGTATTATGAAATATCGTGTTATGATGCGGAATGCCAAAGATTGTAGAAATCAAAGACAAGATGGGCAAACCCACATTACAAGAAGTTATTTCCAGACTTGATGGTATGGTTGAAAACATGGTTTATCGGGGCGAAAGTCGTTTGAATATTGTCCTGGCAAGCTTAAGTTTTTTTATCGCACAGGTTAGTAAAGAGTTTGAAGATAAAGAGGTTGCTAAGTTAGTTGATGAACTTTTAGCTCAATATATTGACAAATCTGCCAACAAATAGATTATTGTCTATTATTGTCATTTTGTCATGACAGCTAAAAACATGATAAGAATGGGGGTTTCAGGATTATTGTATTTTTTTCATTTTTGTCATAAGAGAATAAGTAAACTTAGTTAAATAATTGAGATAATACTTGACTAGATCTACTCTCTTCAAGTATCCTCACAATACACTTTAGGGTAAAGTGGGGGTAGGTATTATTAAAACTTACGCCTACTCTAATATGCAAAACATGGGATATAGAAAAAATAACTTAGAATATGAACCTATAATCTCTTCTGAAGAAGAAGCTCCCATAGAATATTGTAATCTTGATAACTCCCTCAACAGACGACAACGCAACTTTATTTGGATTGCAGTCAATAATCCTCGTTTATCTTTAGTAGAGTGTGCCCACAAAGCTGGGTATACAAGTCCTCGTCAAATGGCCAATAAACTCATGAACAAGCCTATTATTCGTAAGGAATATAATTATCTTATGAACCAGGCTAAGAAGAAGTATGAGCTCAACTATGATCGGGCCGTGCAAGATCTCTATGATATTCGGGACAAGGCTATTGAGTCGGGTTCATTTAATGCTGCAATATCTGCTCAGAACTCACTGCTCAAAGTCGGGGGCTTAATTGTTGATCGTAAAGAAGTTATGTTCGGGAAGGTGGATCAAATGAGTCGGGAAGAAGTAGAAACAAGATTAGCACAGCTCATGGGTAATGTTGTTGAGGCTAGTATAGAAAATAAGGTTGACGACCTGGATCTACCTGATCAAGATAATGAAGAAAAAAGGGAAGAAGATAAAAAGGCATAACTAATCTATTGGAGGAGATGAGAAGTAAAAATAGTAAATCAGACTATGCCTTAGTCCGAATATAACAAATTACTTCTAATTGTTCAAGAAAACATCTAAAGCCTTGAATAGGCTCTTACGGGATTTAAACCAAGCTGATTTAATATGTTGGTTGTCTTGATAAACCAAATAACCAACAGTAAAGCCGACTTTATCAATATTTGGGTATCGTTGTAAGTCATGCTCTACTGCATCAAATGGTACTATCTTAATGTAATATTTATTTATTGTTTGGCTCATTAGGGTTAGAAAATATAAACATTAACATAAGAACGACACAAGAAAATATAAACAGGTTGCTCATTGTTTAGATACCTCCTCTAAATAAATAAAATAATGCCTTTAATCTCCATTCAGATAAATGGCGTAAGTGATCTGGTATTTCATCTGAAACCTCCTCTCTTTCATCTGCCCATAAACCCTCATCTGAACCACAGTCTAAACATAAATTCTTTTCTGCAATTACATTCCTACTGCCACAACACATGCAACATAAGGGCATGTCAGCTATTTCTTGCCAACTGTATGATCTTTCCATTAGTCTTGCTCCTCTTCCTCAATTTCTGTTAACCATTCGTCAAAGTCGTTAGCTAATCCGTTAGGCATATCGTTATTTAAAACAACGGGTTTAGGGTTGTCGCTCCATTCAACTAAAATTGTTGTTGATACTATTCTTCTTTCCATTAGTCTTGCTCCCTTATTTTTTTTTGTTCTTGCATGTGTTTAATAATTTCAATTAATAAATTATCAAAATCGTCTACATGATATTTATCTAGTAATTCTTCAATCATTATGCTGACTCCTTTTCTAGTTTAGCCAATACAGTCCATAAAGGTTGTAAGTCATTTTCTTTGATACCAACATCAACACAATTATAATTTGCGTCATAAGATACTTTATGTTCTGCTACATACCATTGATTGTTTTTAAATAGATAGATCCATTCAATGTCGAACTGCACATCATTATAAAATGTGTGTGCTGAATGATATGTTAAAGGTGGGTCTATGTTTGCCCTATCATCTAAACATTCTTTAATGGTAGGTCTTAGACAAGACAGATAACCTTGATTGGCTAGTTCTTCTGCTTTTTTTTGGTTGTTGTAATGCTCATTAATTAATAAGCCGTTATATTCTGGGTAGCCGTCATAATGACAGTATGTCACTACGACTTGCCCATTAGCTCGCTGATATGCGATATTACTTCTCGTTCCCATTTGTTATACCTCCTATAGTATTTATTATGGTTTCCAATTCACATTTATAATCATACGCTTCTTAATCTATTTGTCAACAATTTGTATACAGTTAATATTATAAAGATTATTTATATGGCTAGATGTTCGGGATTAATCGCATCTGCCCCCTCTCTTGGTCAAGCTCGTAAATAAAATCATACATACACAAAGATACATGAAGATCCAGTCGGGTCGGGTCGGGATTGTCGGGTTTATGTGTCGGGTCGGGTCGGGAAATGCCTTTAACACAATATAACACACCAGACACATGAGCAGGAAAGAACATTTTGTATACTGCTGGCGTCTGGGTTGCCAAGCTCTATCTATATCTATTA